TTATAGTTATGCGTGTTAGGTATACGTAAAATTCTAGCTGCATCTGCGGTTACCGCTGCATCTGCGTGTAACCCATGTTCAGCACATAGCTTCTTTAGACGCGCCGCCACAGGTAACCAAGCACTTACATTAACAGGTTCAACTAATGTCCAGTAAACATGCACCCCATTACCAGAACTCACCATAAGAGGTTTTGGTAATGATAATTCTTTTGTAAATTTTTGTAGGGCGACTAATGCCTCACGTTGACTAGGGTAATCCTTGCTAGGCCCACAATCCAAGTCAAGGAAGAACGAGTTAATGTATTTAACATTGTCTACCTTACGTGAGTTACCCGTTCCAAACGTGGATACCCCAAAATATGTATCATATCCTTGCGCATCTAAACTAACAGATGCAAATGCAACAGCGTCAATGTCTGTATAGAACTTGGTTATCTTACGCTGTTCATTAAAAGCACAGAAGCAGTAAAAACCATCACCACCTAGTACTCTCCTTAAAAAATTCTTTGTTTTCATAATCTCCACCCACCGTTTCTAAAAGACACTGCGGCAGGGGTGACAGCATATCACCCTTTTCGGCGTAACCTAGCCGCAGTGGATTCCTATTGCTGATTATCAGTCGTCCCAATCTTCAACAATAGAACTCAAGTCGTCCTGAGCGGCAGCGGTCGGTGGAGGTGCTGTCTTCTTGGCGGCTTTCTTAGGCTCTTCTACAGTCTCTTCGTCGAAGGGATCTGCTTCTTTAACAGGTTCTTGTGTATGTTCAAACGGATTGTCTTCTTGTGGTGCATCGTTACCACTTTGCTTATTTGAATCAAATGATCCAGAAGTCACACCAAACGGATTGTATTCTTTTCGAGCCGCAAGATCATGCACAAGAATTTGATCTAACCATAAAGTTACAGTATGGTCACCAAGCTCACTTACTTTACTAGGATGAGTTGCCGATGGGTTGAGTGTGACTTGAAGACTTATCCTACTATCACTTGTCAGTTCAAAATTTGTAGCTTGTAGTTGTCCCCTCGCATCACGTTGCTGTACAAGTTTTCTTATTACTTCACCACTCTTTGATGTGTACGTCGCTCCTGTTCGAGCACGATACCTAAAATTACCATCGTCGTCTTTAGTAAAAGGCATTTTAAATTCACCCCACTCACCTCTGCCTTTTTCCTCGTAAGCTTGTTTCATTACTTTAAACAGGCTCTTTGCCGTGAATGGGTCCATTGTAAAGTTAGTGGCAAAATGAGCATCCTTATCTTCGTGCCTACAAGGTACTGTCCTTTTCCCGTCAAACCTATACGGTTGGTTTACTTGAGGGTAATAAGCTGTAACTTTTATCTGAGAGCTAGTCTCGTCAAATCCTTTGATTATTGTTTTTACGTAGTCGGCCATTTTTGCTCTCCTTTCAGGAGGTTTATTGTTGTTATTGATCGTCATCTACTTCGTCTATACCGCTAGTAATTTGGTAAGCATAAGCAGACGCTTCTTGGGGTTTTATTTCCGTAAGTTCATCTATGTATATAGGTAACCCTACTTCTTCTTTCTTAGTCAAAGCATGGGATACATCGCCAATACGAAACCTATAAGTATTACCTATCTTGATGTAGGTATCTTTAGGAATGTGTTTTTGACGTACCCAAGCCCGTACAGTTGATATAGACACACTAAAATGTTTAGCTAAGTCTTCTATCGGTACAAAAGGTTCGTTCATTTTTTTGCCTTCCTTACAGTAACAACGACTTCCTTATCTGTCTTTAGACTAGGGGGAATATCGTTTGGGTTGTCTTCCAAGAACTGCTTCACGTTAGTCTGGTTCAAACGTTTATCAAAAAACTCTGGAACGTTATGCTCTTTAATAAAAGCATACATAGCGTCCCAATCGTCAGTGTAATAGCGCGTTTTAGTAGACCTAAAAAACAATCCTTCTGAAGTTCTTACGCTCTCAGTATTGTGTTGCTCACAATGCTGAAGTAACGCTGCTTTTACGCTATCTTGTTGTCTTACAAGTTTAGCGTCTGCTTCTTTATAAGCTGCTGATAAGATTGACCGTTGGTCACGTATCTTAATGTACGTTTTAGTTAATCTATCAGGAGTTACTTCTGTATTCATAATACCCTCCTATTTGTATCGAGAATCTACATATAGTACCTAATCGTATGCTAGTCAAGTAGTTCTTTGTATAAATTAATTAACTCTGCGTGAACGTTGATTCTCTTGTCTAGTAACCTGTAAACGTGTTTTTCAGCAGCAGAACCTTGGAGCTGTACCACAGTAGATTTGTGTTTCTGTCCTGACCTATGTACCCGTGCGTTAGCTTGGTCGTAGGTTTCTAATGAACTTGTTGGTCCCCACCACACTACTGTATTAGCTGCTGTTAACGTGACACCATGTGCTGCTGCTTGTGGTTGTATAACTAACACACGTGGATCTTTATCGTTTTGGAATGTCCTAAATATTTCTGTTCGTTTTGGTGCAGATACGCTACCTTGAATAACTTCAGTTGCTATACCATCAGCACGTAACTTAGCTGTTAATATGTTTATAGCGTGCTTGAAAGGTACAAACACTAATATTTTCTGGCTTGATTCATCAATAACTTCACGTAAAACTTTATATCTATTTTTAATGTCAAACTCTAACACATCCCCTGCGTCAGTATACACTGCTCCAGATGATATTTGTAGTAGCTTACTAAGGCTCACTGCTGCATTTACTGCGGTAACTTCTGCATCTGTTACTTCCATTACCATCTTATCTTTAATTTGTTTGTAATACTTCTTCTGTTGTTTTGTTAACTCTACCTCACGTTTAACGTACACCATCGGTGGTAGGTCAAGACATTCTTCTTTTGTAAAACGTATGGCGGGTTGTAATGCTTTAAACACTATATCAGTAGCTTTAGGTTTAATTGACCATTTGAATTGAGACACCCTAACCATAACTTGTTCTTTAAAGGACGTAAAAAATCGTGGGACTAAGTTCTTATTAACCATCTTTGCAAGTCCATAAGCATCTACAGGACTTTGCGCGGCAGGTGTTCCTGTCATCATCCACAGCCACGTATCATCTGTTAGCAGTCTATTTAATGTTTTCCACCGTGTTGTCTGCGCGTTTTTATAATGCGTTGCCTCATCTACAATGACTAAATCAAACCCACCCTTTTTTATCTCGTCTGCTACAATAGCTACACCATCATAATTTATTATCACGTAGTCAGAGCCTTCTTGTATTATCTTCTTACGTTTTTCTGCTGGGCCATACGCTACAGATACTGTCCTGTGTGTTGCAAAGGTAAACAAGTCATCACGCCATGCGCTATCCATAATAGAAAGGGGGCAGATTACTAACACTCTACGTATCTTACCTTGTTTCATTAAGAAGTCAGATGCCCATATAGCACTAGCTGTCTTACCTGTACCTTGCTCGTTAAAACAAAACGATCTTTTATTCATGGTAAAAAAAGCGGCTGTAGCTTTCTGATGTTCAAACGGTTTGTGTCTTCCCGTCCATTCGTACCTTCCCTCAATGGGAGAAGGGACTTTTATATTTAATTTCTTTAGGCTCAGTGCTTCTTCAAGTCCCCAATTAACTAACACTTTATTATCCGCTAATTCACGGCTCTTAGCTATTACACTCGTTACTCTATGGGGTTCATGTAACTTAAGTAATACCGCGATATTATTAATAATGTCCAAACTACTCTCTCCATATTATGTTTTCTTCTTATCTTTTTGACCGTTTCTAGCGCGGTTTTTCGCAGGACTTTCTAATCGTGTCCCGTCTTTATTACTTCCGCCTTTAGCTAGTGCCTTGTTATGACTAATATCTTTACCTTTACGATTGATACCTTTCTTGTCATAAGAGCGTCTAGCACGTTGTCTTTCGGCCCTCTCTTTTTTCTCGTCACGTTCTTTTTGTTTCTGGTACTCATGCTTGTAAGGTCTGGGTGATTTTGTATAAGCCATCAGTTGCTCCCATTGTATACGCACTCTACTACAGCGCAGTGTCTTTTACATAAACCGCTAGGATGTGCGTTCCAAGTATCTGTCTCGTAAGCCACTTCCATACGTTTAAACTTAGATAACCATTTATCCCACAAAGAATCTATCATGTCATCAGTATATTTATGTTTAATAAACTTTTTAGCTTTAGTAAAAATTAATGCGGCATTAATGGATTTTATGTCAGGGAAGAATTTAAACGTAGCCAAGGCCATTAACTCTAACTGCCCCTTATCTGCATACTTGGCGGACTTTCCTGTTTTATAGTCCACGATCCACGCAGTGCTACCGTCTGTAATTACAAGATCAGCTATACCTCTCCACCAAACGTCTTTAGACCTAAAGGCACAAGGTTCGAGCTCCTGGGTTAAACCCATCTTTATTTCTGTAATCTTGTTACCACGTCTTCTGTTAAGAGCCTCCAGGACATCCTTCATGTAAGCAAACTTAACAGGCACTGGCTTCCCATCTCGAATAAACTCTTCAGCTACAAGATGGGCTTCTGTACCATAACGCATAGCCTCAGTTTCACCCTCAGTATAATCCTTGGCTATCTTCATGTGGTAAAACTGTTTAGGACACTGCTCGAAAGATTTCAGCCTACTAAATGACCACGGTGCTACACTCATTTAAACCCTCGTTCAAAATTCTTGTTATACGCACAAGCAATTACATCATGCTCTACTGTCCCAACCAAATGTAGGCACATGTTTCCATCGTTGTCACAAGAATGAACTTCTTCAGTATGTATGTATATAGGACAACTTTCTTTTGTTTGAGGTGAAATACCTACCAACTTATTATCTACACGCTTATTTTTTACAGGTACAAAAGAAAACCTACGTACTGCTTCCATTAGTACATCGTGGTCAGTTGCTTTAGATATTATATTAGTAGCAGGTTTAGTATTTTTTATTATTGTTTTTCCTGTAGAACTCATTCGCAATCTCCATATGTTTTGCCTGTTCCTGACTCACAATTAATCGGTAAGCCTTTTGCCCAATCGGGTGTCCAACGCATACATTCTTCGATGTACTTCTGCGCTTCTTCTACTTCTGCGTCTGCTACACAGCAAACAATTGAATCATGCACTGTTAACACAACACGGTATTTCTTAGCTATGTTTAACATTTGCTCACCAATTATACAACGTGCGATAGCTTGGCAGACATTCTCTATGACCTTACCACCATATATTCTTGTGCGGCCACGCCTTGTTTTGTAGTCAAAATCCACACCCTTATCTGTAGTCTGAAACTGTAAATCTCCGTAACCTAACTTCAACCCAGAGGGTAGTAATATCACCCCATCTGTAACTGTTAGTACCCCATCTAATCCAAATTGCGTATCATCACCATTCGCAAAGTCTGTTAAATACCTTTGAGCGTCTCTCCATAACTTGTTTATTTTCCAATTAGCTTCACGGTATATGCTTATGACGCGCCGTGCTTCTGTTAATTTTATGTCAGAGCCGAACGTCTTTAACTGTGCTTGGAACTTAATAGCGCCCATGCCGTACCCTGCACCCAAGATAGTTGTCTTACCCACAAACCTCTGGTCTTTAGTTATATCTTCCTCTTGGACTCCATAGATACGAGAAGCCATCTTCACATAAACGTCTTCTCCATTGGCAAATGCTTGAGTCAAATCATCTTGTTCTGCAAGCCAAGCCAATACTCGCGCTTCTATCTGCGCAGAGTCTGCATCTATGAGTGTGTGGCCTTCTGGTGCAATTATACTTTGCTTTAACTTCTTACCATTAATGCCACGGCTTGGTAGATTTTGTAAGTTGATCTTATCATCGCCACCCCACCTACCAGTATGTGCCGCGTAATATCTAACAGGTACAGGTAACAGACCACGCTTAGATATATCAATAAACCTCTGGGTTCTTGTCTCTTCCAACGTGCTTTTATTTCCAAGACGCGCCGCTACTAATTGTTGTACCCTCTCATCTTCATGTTCTTCGAGTGCTTTGAAGCCCTCATCTGATTTTGCAAATGCGAATGTCTCCTTGCCTGTAGTCAAACTCGTTTTCATGGGTGGTTCAACACCAAGACCTGTTAACAACCCTGCAAACTTGGGGTTTGACATAAGGTCAGCTTTGTCCACACCTGCAGCCGTTAACAACGTGTCTTTACGAGAACGTGTTTCAGTGAGGTGATACTCTAACATGTCCAGATCTAAATCTAAGATAGGTTGAATGAACATACGCAACGTTAAGTCTATTAGCTTCAACTCTTTACGAGGAAAGTCTTTAGCTATTATCTTAAAAAGTTCGTAAGTTAGATCAACATCATTGACACAGTAGTCACCAAATGCGTTTAGTTCAACGTCCGTAAATTCTTCCCGTCTTTTTCCGAGTGCGTTGAGTACTTCGTTGCCCTTCTCTCCGATGTTATATTTTTCAGACAACGCCCTGAGACTGTTACCACTTTCCACCCCATGTACAGCACGGGAAATGCACAGAGTATCGGTATAAACCCTAGGATTAATACCATAATGCCAATTAAGAATAGCACCGTCAAACATAGTATTGTGAGCCAGTACCATAGAGTCTTCCCAGGCGAACGTTGATAGGTACTCCTTGACTTGTTTGTGTGTACCACTAGCCCACTCCGTTTTCTCATTGTTTACTTTAACACCAACCCCGATTACTTCAAACATAGGGTCACGTACATATGCTTCTGTTGTTACCTTACGCAAAGAATAATCTTTATCGTAGTACGTCTCAAAGTCTATTGTGATAAGGTTCATTCCACTTCACACTCATACGCAATCCCTGCATACGCCATAACATCTATGTAGTGGTCACGTTTGGTTGGGCTTGTCTGCATACGCGCTAACTTGGTAGCTATATGAAACATAGGTACTTCCGATGTCTTTATATTATGTCCTGTTATAGCGTTAAATATCTGAGCTATGTGATACATGTTATCTATAGGGTTACCATAGTCTTTCTGCCTGTCTCCTGATGTGAGGCTCGCCGCTTCGGTAAGTAATTCAATACGTGTCGCCAGTTTTTGTTCCCTTTCAAAAACTTCTTTTGGTGTACCTGTCTTCTTTTTCAGGGAAGCTGCATAATGAGTTGTACACCCTACAGCTTTGGCTATCTGCTTCGATGTAGCAAGTGGCTTCTTTAATAGATACTCCCAAACTTTTTCTTTCTTATTCATTTTGCTCTCCTAGCTTGTTAGTGACCTCACTAACATTTTGTTTCGTTGCCCCCCAAAAAGTAACTTCACAAACTAGTGGGGGGCTAGATTTATCGTACCCTAATCGGTAGAGTCATCTTTAGGAATCTGGTGTGAAAGGAATAAGAAACCTCACCGAGAGACTAACGACCCCTACTGTGGTGGATATTTTAAGACCTCTCCCCACTTAGTCTGTTCACGCTTCATGCCACTGACTCCACGGATCAGGTATATCATGTAACCTGTTTACACCTTCGAGTATCGCTCCAACATCATTCATGTTGTCTTCGTTGATAACTACAGCAATTCCGTCTGCCTTACTTATATCTCTTAAGTTCTTTTCCTGTAGGGATGTAGGTTTGTTCTTACCAGCTTTACATTCTATACCAAAGAATTTCCCTTTGTAGCACCCAACAATATCAGGCACGCCACTACCGCCCCAACCACCTGTGACTGGGTAGAAGTAATACGCACCCATAGATTTTAGATGTTTAACTACGACCTTCTTAACTTTAGCTTCTGGTGTCATCGCCATATGTATTCTCCCTAACTGGTATAAAAAACTG